TCTATACAGGGAATCTATTGCTGCAATCTTATCTTGATTATCAGCAATAGCCCCAATCCATTTATCCATTTCAGCTGTAATATCAGAATGTTCTCCAATACCTACAGCCTTATGCATCAAAACATCAAGATTAGCTTTTGCTACTGCAATCTCTGCTTTATACTTTTGTTTTAATGCTTCCAAGGACACAATTAGTCTTTCTTCTCTCTAATGAAGAAACCAATTGCTCCAGCAGCACCACAACAAACCATGACAACACTTTGCCATAAATCAGTTGGTACCATAATACCTAACATCGCAAATACAGCACTTAGTGCAGCATAAGATGAAGGTTCTTTAAAGCGATTCATCAGTTCTTGCATACTCATCTCCTTTTATTTGTGAACATTCGCAAGGGTTTTCTTCTGTACATGTACAATTTTCACAAGTACAGTCTTCACAAGCACAGCATTTTTCTTTATCTTCCATTACTGGCCTGCCAAGGGGTTATTTAATGCTCTTTCTAACATTGTTCTCAACCGTTCCTCTAGTTCTGTCAATTTAATATCAATAGTTTCTATTCTTCTTTGTCCATCTTGTTCTATAGCAGTTCTTTTTGAATCAAATCTATCTGAAGCATGATCAATCATTGTGCGTAAATCTGTTTCTGTCTGCCTCAACGAAGAACGTATACTTGTATCCATATCACGAGATCGTTTGTCTACACCTGCTATCTGATCTTGTACTTCGTTAATATCTTTGCGTAAATCTATTCGTATTGTTCTAGCATCACTCTGTGCAGAGCCTACTAATTCTTTAACCGTTCTTATTTCTACCTTATTTGTTTCTTCTAATGAAGTTAGTCTTTCTTCTAATACATCTAACTTTACAGTAAAAGTAGTAAGATCAGGAGCCACGTACTCATTTATTTTTTCTTCCATTTGAATCCACCGAGCATATCCTTCAAAACCTGCCCAGATACTACCGGCAATTGTTCCAAGTAAAGGTAAAAGTATTAATAACTTTAATTTACCTCCACGTATTTTTACACCTCTGTATTCAACCTCATTGTTCATACTGTTGTTGTATCATCCTTTCCATTTGGAGATTACTTCGTACACTTATGTAGTCTCCTAAAGGATCGTGAATAAGAACATCTTCGTATATATCTTCAGGTACATACCATGTTGGTTGTGTAACTACCATTTCCTGTTGATATGTCTTTATATCAGGACCTAGTGCATTTACAAGAGCTAATGTTGTAATTTGCGTTGTTGGATTATAACTATTTGGTAGTCCAGCTATAATCTCTTTTGCCTTTTCCTGTTTTTGCTCTTGTTCTTTTGTTGGTTTATTTTCTACCACTTCTTTAGTGTCAGCAACTTCTTCTTTAGGAGACTCTGTATCTTCTGTAACTTTATCTTCAACTTCTGAAGTTTCCATCTCAGCAACATCGGTTGTCTCCTTTATTTCTTCAATAACTTCTACGGGTTCTGCAGTTATTTCTGGCATTTCTATTTCTACAGTCTCTACTTCTAATCCTATGTCATTTACCATCGCTTCTATTTCAACCACAACATCTTCTACAGACATCTCCCCCATGTCCATATCTTGAAACATACCCTCCATAGCACCCATGTCTACAGTTTCAAGCATACCCTCTATTTGAATATCATTTGTATCTATTGGTTCTAATTCAAAGTGCATTACCATGTCCATTTCTTCCATCATGGTATCTATTTCTATTTGTTCTTCTATTGTTGCACTTTCATATGTATCCATCAAATCTAGAGCTATTGTTTCTTCCATTTGCATGGGTTGAACTATTTCAATCCATGTTTCTATGGTAGTAGTGATATAATTGTAGTTAACGGTATATTCCACGTTATCAAAATAGTAATTTTTTTTTCCTCCTACCCTTATAAAAACCTTATCTAAATCTCCTGCAAAATCATAACTTCCCGAAAACGTCTCTGGACTACCAGTATTCTCTAAGTTAATTTGTCCAGTATCCCATTGTAGTACGTTATTTTTATATCCTTTTGTTTGAAAATATCCTGTAGTATTATTTTGTGAATGGTACATTTGTAGTTCCCATTCTAATGCACCACCATCAGATATATGAAAATCTGATATATCTACGTACTGATCAAAAGTTGTTAAAGAGTTTGATGTTCCTTTACCACATTTACCTGTACCAAAATATGCATTGCAATTTGGCATACTTGCTGGACCTAAACCACCCCAGTCCAAATCCATATCACCTTCATAGCGATTTGTTACAAGACCTGTGTCTTTATGCAATATATCTTCAGTAGTCTTATGTTCTACATTTACTGTTGTTTGTGTAACTGTATCAATATGTCCTTCACCCAAATGCTCAGTTTCTATTTCCTGAGTGATAGTATCGCCTTCTTCAAGCATTTGTGCATTAGAGGAGAAGGAGAATAAGAAAAACAGCAAAACCACCAAAAGCTGCTTCATCCGTAACGTACTCTTCATCTTTAGTATTTTCCTTTACCCACTTTTCATAATCTGGTCTTTTTTCAGGATTACTAGCCCAGCCTTCTGCAGCCTCTATCCCAATCTTTCCAAAATATGGACACGGGGTTCCTGCCATTTCCATCGCTTGGAATACTCTTGCATCCTGACAAAGCATTGCTACAGCTCCTACTTTCATTCCCATTCTGTATAATGCTCTACTTAACTTCAATCTTTCACAGTTTAGATCTGTTATTGATCCTCCACCTGCTATACCTAATATTTGGGTTTGTATAGCTGCCGATGCAGCAAAACTACAAACATCTTGATTACCGTTCATTATAGACGGAGCATTCGCAGTTGAAGGCGTTCTATCTACTGTAGTAGTTCCTGACACAGTAGAAGATGTACTCGTAACAGTATTAGTTTCTGCTAAAGAATCTCCCTGCCAAATACCTATAAATGCCACCACTATAAAAAAGACCAACCATTTTTGCATTTCTAATCCTCATGATCCACCACCACTGGCATTTCTTTTTTACTTGGCATGAGTACAATACCATGTATTGCCTGTACTTCATGTTGCTGTTTTTCTATTTTACCCAAACCAACTCTATCTAATAATGTCTGAGCTGCTTTAAGACGTAACTCCTGTCGTGGGTTTAACCCATCATCATTCATGGATTCCACAACACGAGATACAGCTTTTGGAGAGTTAACTGCAAGTTCCTTTTTTGAAACTTCCACTATCTCATCAGCTAGAACCTTTACAAGCCAAGTTCTAGATGTTGAAGAATATCCTGCTTCTTCACAGGCTTTGGTTATATCTCCATTATTTATAAAAAGACAGTTAAGAAACTTTTGCTGTCCTTCTGTTAATTTCTTCTTTTTTTCTGGGAGTAAATTCATATTATATATTCTTCTCCTGCTCCTGCTGCCAACGTAGATCGTTCTGATTGGGTTCTTTATCTACATCTGGCATAAGTTCCCATTCAGCTTCTGGTACACGGTCTGTTGTATCACAACCGGAATTAACAATTTGGAGATCTTCAGGAACTGACTGTTCAAAGTCAATAATTTCATCGTAATAAGGGCCTACTTGTGTTTGGAACATATGCTGTAACATTCGTTGGCAGAACTCAACAGATATATCCTTTTTGTATGGTTCTGATTCAAACCTTGTGCATTCCCCATGGAAACACACTACAAGATAGGCTACAAAATAAACAACTGGCATTAGCTATATCTGGCTGCTTTCCTTACGCCACCACCTTTGGCGTAGGTTTTCGTGTGGACCTTGCCACCGTGGGCTTTCGGTGCTCCTTTTTCCATTTCACTTTTTCTTTTTTGTTCTTTAAATTGAGATCCTAACTCTTTATTTATTTCAGCTATTGCTTTCTTAGCTTTTTTTCGTTTGTTTTTATCTAGCATATTTAATTGTGCTTCTCTAGCCTGTTTATGTAAACTTAAAAATTCACGAACAGGTAATACAATTAATGATGCAAGTGCTTCCCACGGAGATACAGGTATTTTAGCCATACCTCTTCGCTTTCCTCACTCCACCACCTTTAGCATATTCTTTAATGTCTTGATCTTGTGCCTTTCTATATGTTTTTCTAATCTTTGAATGAGATCCTCTTAATTTCCTTCCATATGCACTAACTTTCTTCTTCCCCCCCGGTCGGCCCATTTGTTTTTTTACTTCTCTTGCAGCTTCAAACTTTTTATCAAAAGCAAGTGCTAATTTTTCAAATTGTTCTCTAGTTTTTGCATTTTTTATTTTTCTAAGCCAAACCTCAGCATCGGTTTGTAATTCTATATCCCAAGATTTCATTGTAGCTACTTTATCTTCTAATGCCTTTTTTTCTGCACGCATTAGTTCTCTATTTTTTTCTCTAGCAACCGTTGAACCTTCTGTTACTCTCCATAGTGCTTTTTCATCCTTTGGTACACGGATGCCATAACCACCTGATCTATAACGCCCGTTCCTCTTCTTCCTTGTTGTTCCCATTGTTTCTTTTCCTTTTATTTGTATCTGGTTGCTTTCCTCACGCCACCACCCTTGGCATACTTTTTCCTATGAACCTTTCCACCACCCATGTAGCTCCCACGCTTTTTTTTAACTGGGCCACCGTGTGCAAATAAAGCATCCTTTAATCTCTTAAAAAATCCTTTACTTTGTTTTTCAACAGGTTTATCATAGTTCTGCATCCACGTTTGTTTTGCTTCTTCATTTGCAAATGGTTTACCAGTAGTGGGATTAATATTACTATCCAGCATTGCTCCTACCATTTTATTGGATATACCTGCTCTATAATCTATTATATTATCTCCCATCGTCTTTACACCTCAGCACAAACATAACAATTAATTTCCATGCCAACAGACACCTCTTTGATTTCTGGTGCATTCCACAAATTTTTCATAATGTTTCCTTTTCTTTATTTTGAGGGGGTAGTTGAAGCTTAGACGCTTCCTCCGGAGATAGAACATTAATTGTACTAGCCCCCTCAGCAGTTAATGCTTTACCTCTATATTCTCTTTTGTATTACTTGAAGAAGCATAAGCACATGTTCAACTACTAGTTACCAGTATACACCTAATATAGAGTTTGTCAAGGATAAAGTTATTTTTTTCACTTTTTTCATTTTTTACTTGACAAGTCTGATATTAGGTGTATACTAAAGGTAGGCCTGTCGGGGTAAAGTATATACAGGGTAGTACCATTAGGGAATGCATCAGGTATACTTAGGGAATGCATCAGTAATGGAAATACCTCTAAAGTTTCTTGCTGGTTGGAACCCTAGGGTATGCACAAAAATTTTTAAGGGGTGTCCGAAGATTCTGGTAGGTGCCCTAAAAAATACACAAAATTGTGCGAGGTTGCATACAGGGTACTGGGTACCCCCCGGTGACCCTAACACGCCCTGTTTCTGTCACTTTTTTTTATTAATACCGACAAAATGACCTTCCCAAGCATAACCCTAAGCTTCCCCCGTAATATTATATAAAGTTTCCCGTCATGTCATGCGTGTGAAGATACACATTGACAATTTTAGGGGCTAGTTGGCATGGTTTAAGGGAGAATGTAGGTAGTAAGAAAGCGTAACTAAAAAACCCTAGCCGAATGTCAAGGAGGTTGCAAACAGCTAGGGTTATCTTCTGGGGGCAGAAGTGGGAGATTAACGGTTAACTTGGTTTAAATCCTTCAACTGATACTGCCCCGAAGATACACGTTTTTTGATATCCTTTAATGGTAAGTTAAGGAATGCACCAAGATAACGTGAAGTTGTACGGGAGTAATCCCAGTAGACGATATCAAGCGTTATGTCATCGTTTATTATTTCGCAGATAACCGAGCCATAAGATTGAAAAGATAGTTTATTGTTTAACTTATCCCTTATAATAAATTGATTTGGCACTATGTTACCTTTTGAGCTTGTCATGTTTTCTACTTTCATATTAACCAGCCTTTACTTTAATTTTAGGAAGTAAGGCGTAAGACTGCTCAACGGCTATATTTTCTTTTGCTCTATATTCTGTATTACTATTGAGCATCTTAGACTGTGGTATCTCATGAACCCATTCCGTAGATTGTAACAGGTTTAACGCCTTCTTTTCTGCTACCTCTTGATTGATAGCCTCTATTTCAATAGATATAATGTTAAAGCTATTTTGAATATCATTATATCTAACTTCTACTTTATATTTATCTTTTTGGGATATTAAATCAGTCATAATGTTTACCTTTCATTAGTTGTTAAAGTCAGTATTAATAGAATGGCACAACCCGAGCCTAATGTAAACAAGTTTAAGAATAAATGAAAATATGAGCTTGAATATAAAAG